TATATTATTGAGTTGAAAAAAGATAGCGGATACGATGATGTGTATAAACAGATCACTGATTATCTTGAATGGTTTTCAAAAAACTGGAAGGAAAAGGTTCCTGTGCATGGCATCATCTGTCTTAACAATCCTTCTCAAAAACTGATTGAGCAAGTCCATCAGGATCCCCGTATCCGGCTTTATGAATATGCGATTTCTTTTGATGAGAAATAAAAATAACGGTCAGCAGGCAGCTCGCAAGAGTTACCTACTGGCCGTATTTCTTACTTCACTCTGATTTTCCATCCCGCCTGGATCTGATTCACATTTCGGATCAGGGAAGAGTTGAGCTTCTGGATGGCGGATACGCTTGTGCCGTACCTCTTTGCGATGGCAGAGAGCGTATCACCGGAGCGAACGGTGTAATAGACAGCAGCTGGCTTCGCGGATGCTCCGAGCAGCTCATTTACTCTGGCTTGAACAGCATCATAGCTGTATCCGGCAGCGGCGAGACGGTTCTTCCTGTCGTCTCCGTTTCCCCAGGAACCGCTCAGAACTTCATGCGCGATTTCATCCACGCTCTTTCTTGCCGGCGCTGGTGCCGGAGTGGGAGCAGGAGCCTGCTGCTTTGCAAACCCGTTGAATCCACCGGTCTTAATAGTGGACGGATAGTCGATGTAGGAAATATCCATATCGACATTTCCGCTGATGCCGTTTACTGAGCCGGTAGAAGAATACTGCCAGATCCCGTAAGCCCCGCAATAGGTACATTTGGAAGCATACTGAGCGACCCAATGTGTGAATGGCGTTAGCTTGGAATCATCCAGTCTCTCACGGAAGCCGGAATTGGTGGAGCTGTAAATCCCTGCAAAATATCCAGCCGCTTCCAGTGCTCGGCAGAATGCAATCGTAGCTTCCGTAGCGCCTGCCTTGGCAGATGGAGCAGTGGCTTCCAGATCAATAAAGACAGGATATTCGAGCTGCTTTCCCTTGAGCTGTGCAAGGAAGCATTCTGCATCTGCCTTTCCGTCTGCTGTGGAAGTGCAGCCAGGCCCGACAAAATAATACGCTCCGACAGCGACGCCGTTAGCCTTCGCATTTCTGTAGTTTTCTTCCCATCTGGGATCTGTGTAGAAACCGGCATCCGATCCGCCAGACTTGATAATGGCGAACTGAATACCGGCTGCTTTGACTCTTGTCCAGTCAATGGCTCCTTGCCAGTGGCTGACGTCAATACCTCTGAACTCACTCATGTTCTTACCTCCTTAAGATTTGTGACAATAAGAAAGGCTCCCTGGGTTTTGAAGCCCAAAGAGCTAGAAGCGCTCCTTTGACGGAAGGGACAGCCGGGATATGAGGATCACCTCCTCTCACTTATCCGACTTTGTGAGCTGCTTGTAGATCTGGTTTACGCCAGTCGCTGCAAGACCGGACACGATGCCGACCGCCAGTGCGTTGATGACATCCGTTGCCGGGAAGTCCGGCATCAGATACAGCCCAGCAATGCCGAGCGCCGCACCGACACATCCGCAGATTACCGGAATCAGCTCATCCTTCACGGAGCCGGCTGCCTTGCAACCGATTCCGACCAGATACGCAATCACGGTGATTGCCGCCACGCTTGCAATTCCAAAATCCATAATCACTTCACCTCCTTTTCATCTGCTGAAATTGGCAGTTCCATACATTTGTGATAAAGACTCTCTCCGGTGCCATTCCCGCCGAGAGCCTTGTATGGCTTGTACAGATATTCGAGGTTGCTCCGATCCTCCGGAGAGCACCATCCCCGGGCAATAAAAAAGCTGCAGGCCTGATAAATACGGTCGTGCAGCAGTGCCATCATTCCTTCTTTGATTTCATCGTTTTCCTGTTTTCGCCGAAGCAGCGCCCGCCACAGCCATGTGATGACGGCGATAATCAGAGCAAAAAGCTCCTGAATCCAATAACGCAAGATAAAGTCGATCAATGGTATCACCTCCCTTAATCTTCCACATATACCAGCAGGTAATTGTATTTGAGCGTCGCTTGGTTATACGCCATCAACGTCGTTTCGTCGTTAGCCACACCAGAAGCGAACTTGAAGTGCCCGATCTGATCTGCATCCGGATACGTCGTCGTACCATTGTCCCCGTTATCCACGATGCACTTTCCGGTCGTAGCATAGAAACGGAATCCATTGTACGTGTCCATATCCGTTGATAACGTTCCATCGGATAATTTCACCTCCACCACTTTCAAGCGGATATCCGGATCGCTCTTTGTAAGCGAAGCCTTGCTGAGATGAACCGCACTGTTTGCCTTGTACGTAGTAAACCCGTTGCCATCATCGACATCCAGAGCAAGTTTCGTCACAGCAGATACGTTCTTGATATTGTCAAAAGACGGCTTTGTCACTTCCGTAACATCACCACTGCTCCCGCCGGAACCGTATACCGGGAGTGTCAGCACCTGCTTGGTACCTGCGGAAGAACGGATCGTAATCTGTCCATCACTCAGTTCAAATGTGTAAGTTGTATCCGTAAAGACAGCTCCTTCCGGGACATCTGATTTCACTGTGTGTCCGCCGAGCGCATCTGTGTTTGCCTTCACCGCAGCTTTCACTTCCGAGTCGTCATAGGCTGTATCCGTAAATGCCGCATTCTCCGGAACATCACAGGATACGGTATGTCCGTTCACCTTGGCGGCATTGTCGACAACCCCGTCACCATCTGCGTCATACTGAGAGAAATCTGTTGCTCTGTCGATCAGCTGATTTACCGCCTCGCAGAGACGAAGGATCACCTTGTGCGCTCCACCGTATTGAATCTTCTTAATCGACATTGAAGTACGCCTCCTCCCGCTTCGAAACCCCGGCGTTACGTGAAGTATATCTTTCAAGATCCGTGATGATTTGGTCTGTTGTATTGAGCCGATCCACCAGCTTATAGGAATCAATGTACGGATCAAAGTACGAGAGATTCTCCGGTTCGATATAGGAGGTATCCCGCATGTCGTGGATGCATTTCCGGCACTGGCTTGTGGCTGCCATCTCTGCTTCCCGGGATGTTGCAAACCAATGAGCATCGTGCCATTTGCAGTTCCAGTAGCAGTCTGTGTTCGGGATCAGAATGTACTGGTATTTCTCCGGCAGATTCTTCACCGCATCGAGATGCCGCGAGAACCAGAAGAACAAGACGATGTGGTCATACATGGAGAGGTCATGACTCTTTAAATCTGATTCCGTCAGTGCACTGGTAACGGAGAGCGTGATGGAAATATCTGAATGCCTGCTTTTTGCCGCTATCGCAAGTGCATCATCACGGATCGTGAAGATCCGGACGCCGAGATCATAGTATTTCTCAAGCGCCTCAAGCGTGGTATTACGCTGCATGAGAACACAGAGCGGAAGTCCAAGCTGCTGCAGGCATTTCAACCGGAGAACATACTCGTCATAAGACTTCGGGTATTCCGCCCGGCTCTCGATGTCCTGCCTCGTGCTTGTGGCATCCTCCTTCCATGCCGGAAGATAGATACAGCGGATATACGAAAAAAGCTCTCTTTTCCGGGAGAACTTCGGTACAAAATCATATGCGAAATTGAACGGGACTTCATACTGTTTCATCAGGCGTCCTCCTTATCTGTCAGCGTGTAGGTGATCTTCATGGTCTGCGAGGCGTTCTTCGTAACCGGAGAAGACAGGTTGTTGATCGTGCCAAGATATGCGCACCGAAGTCCCGTGCGAATCCGGTCATTGTCGTAATAGCCGTCGTAATGATAGGTTACGAGAATCTTCCCATCGGAGTAAAGGATTGACGGAAGTGCAACTGCGGAACCATTCACCGCCTCTTCCGAATGCGTCGCATCCGGGTAAAGAAATCCTGTCCTGTAATAGGTGTTTCCGTCTTTCTGGTAGTGGTACTGATACTGAATGCCGCCGTTATAAAGCATCGGAGACATGTTCTCGAATGAACCACTGTTGTCAAACGTAAACACCTTGATATCCACAGTATTGGACAGGTTCACGATATAGATGCTGGTCCCGTCATAGGATCTGGCATAGAGGTATCCCTTATTGATGACGATCCATCCTTCATTGCGAGTAGTCAGGTGTACACCGGCAAGCGTGATGATTTCTTCCTGCTGCTTTTCAAAAGAAAGGTCGGATGTCTTGTACTTCGTAATGTAGAACTTTGCGTCGTCCTTCTCATTCCCCTCGTCATAGTAATAGTTGTAATGCGTCGTACCGTAATAGGTGTAACTGCTCATTCGATTGTTCTGAGTAATTAGATAGAGATATCCGTCCGTACCGGGGATCCAGTACTTCGAAGGTCCGATATTGCTGAAACTCTCATAATCCGGAAGCTCCAGCGTCGTCACCGTCTCATACGGTATACTTACAGAGCCGTAGGTCTGATCCGCTACCTTGACGGAATAAGGAGCAAACCGGCCTCTCTGCACCGTGATGCCATCTGTGTTCAGCCAGTAGACATACTCCCCGCTGACAAGAAACGGTCTGCCGTTATGCTCCTTACTATCGATAACATCCACATCACAGAAAAAATCCCCGCAGACCTGTCTCTGGAAGGGGTTGACTCCAGCATAGGCACTTGTCAGAGCAACCGATTGGATGGTTCCATTTGCCTGTGCTGTGCCAAAGTCCCAGACGGAAACATAACCTGTATCGGTCTTGTGTGTTTCAATAGCATTCAGGGAGCCGCGCATGGCGTCATCCGTATTCGTGTCCCGGGAAGCATAGCCGACAAGCTTCACATTCGTCGGAAAGTTTGTGTTATTGACGTCCTCATCGAGTTTGGAGTCAAACAGCATAATGCCGCCGAGCGCATTTTTTGCAATCGGGAAAACATTGTTGTTCATTACCCTTCCCATCATGGTCTGAAAGGCGATCAGCTCCTGCACAGCATTTGTGACGAGATTGTCCTTCTCATATCTTTGTTCGAGCTTTCCGGTCTTTGCATTGAAAAGCTCGATTTTTGTATGTCCCTTGATCATTCTTCCACCTCTTTCGTAAAGATCTGGATATCGGTAAGCGTTCCTTTCTCATGGATGATCGCCTTCAACTGAATGGAGCCGGTGAGTTTCTCGGCCCACTGTTCCTCGGTGATCTCTTTCATGGCGGGAGCGAACATACCGTAGGACTCCTTCGTGGTATCCGGTGTGATCCAGCCATTGGCGTATTCCCACCATGTGCTGCCGTGATCGAAGGAAGCAAGGAAGTTCACGTTGTTGCTGTCACAGTTGGATGAGATGGAAAGAATTCGGTCAGCCTCGCAGTCTGCGGTCACAAGTTCTGCCAGAGTCACGCCATCCTTCAGTTTCCATGCGCTGTCCTTGACCTCGATTTCGTCACTGCTGTAAGTAACAGCAGAAAGATGATTCGTATCGAAACGATGCAGGAACCTTACAGTTCCCACTGTTCCGGCAATGGGCTGAAGGACACTCGAAAGCTGCATGGAAGGAACAATGTCCGAATAGCCAAGCGACTCCGGTGAGAGCAGACTGATCTCCACGTTATCCTCAATCTCCCGATACACAGGAAACAGGTTCATCTCCGGAACAGTATCGTAAACAGAGAGCGTACCATCCCAGGAACCGTCTCCGGCAAGTCCCTGACCTGCGATATAAGCTCTTGCCGCACCGCGGTCAATGTGGGCGCGGCCACCAGTCATCGTAAGCCATACCTCGAAGTTTCCTGTGATGTTGGCGGTGCTGTCCCAGGTGAAGAGAAGGTGCAGAAGGTGTGTCCCGTCCGGCATGGTCTCAATCGGAACATAGTCTTTGACCTCCTCGCCGTTCAGATAGTAGGTGACTGTCATCACGACATCCGTGTCGGAATAAGAGCTGTCATCCGCGGTCTCTGTGGAATCCAGCGTCAGTCTGATCTCAGCATGGAAATCCACGTGTGTCTGTTTGAAGGTGATATAGCGGATATCGATGATTTTTGCTTTTGCGGCATCCGCAATATCGTAAGCTGCGGCATTCTGGTAATCGTAGTAGCGGATATAGTCCTGGTTTTCATTCGAGGAGAGGATGCCCTGCAGGTTCTTGTCTGTTTTGGATTTTGCGGAGGAGAGTGCCGGGTCCTGTCCGACGCCCTGCATCGTGAAGGACTGATTGTAATTGAACGTGAACTTCATCATGCAGAAGAGCTTGTCCTTGTCGGCAAGCCCATCTGTAAAGCGGAAAACATCCATGAGGTCATAGGCAGGATTACCGATCAGCTCCGCCTTGAAAGGCACGTAGTCGATCTGCGAAAGGGCGGTAAGAACCGCCTTCCGCTGAGCGTTTTTCTTCTCATCCACACCATACTGCAGGAAGGGATTAGAACCCATGTTGTAGGTCAGACCGTCATCCGCATCGAGACTGTAGTAGGAAGTCGTTTTCTCGCCGATGTTTACGACCGAGAGACCCGTGTATCTGGTCGAAAAATCAGAGAACTCGCAGCCTGTGAAGCGGTGCGCCGTGTCAATCTCATCCACGACGGACTGTCCGTACGCACGGACATAGATTTTCCCGTCCCGTCCGGCATAGACATTAGCGGAGAGGGTCATAGCGATCCATGATACAAAGTCCCGCCAGGTCTCGATGTCCGTCTCATTGTAAAGGGATAGCTCGTCCGAGCCGTTTGCCATTAGGTCAAATTCCTTCTCGGTCGTTCCGAGGGAGAGGCCGCAGGCTGTGCAGGCGGTGAGCATCAGGTTGTAAGCAGTGCCGTTAATAGATGTGACGGCACAGGTCTTATCGAACTTTGCCATGTGATCGTAGGCTTTGATCACGA